TTAATACTTGAACTTTTCGCCCTCACGTAAAAGATATTCGTCGGAAAGGTCGGTATATGCATTTCCGAGCGCGCCGAGGGAATGTCCCATGTATTCCTTCCGAGCCGCTTCGCCAATGTGGCATTCCTTACAACGAGTGTAAAAGGTAGTCCTTAAATCGTATAACATATGATTAGGCAAAATTTTTTTGAAAATCTTTCGAAGGTATTTCGCGGTAAGCATTTTGAAATCGGGATATTTCTCTATGTACGGACGAAGCATGGGGGTGACGGGAATTTTCTTGAACACTTCTTCGCCGTTCTTCTTTTTTTTCTGTTTGGACTTTTTGGCGATAATGAAAAGTTTGTTTTCGTCCAATCGGACCGTTATATACTCATTCGGGCGAAGACCCGTATAAAGAATGATTGCAAAACAAATTTCATACGGAGTGTCTTTAACAGCCAAAAGCAAATGTCCTTCCTCTTCAATAAGGAGAGCTGAACCGCTTTCTTTTTCGTATTCAATCGCCTGTACCGTGTCCATAGGGCTGAATTGAATAATATGATGATCTATGGCGCAGTCGAATATGCCGTTCATAAGTGAGTATAATTCGCTTGCAGTTTTCCATTTTTCCTGTTCCGTTAAGCGTTCTAAAAGATTTTGACAATGGGTTGGAGTAATGCTCTTAATAAGAGTTTCTTTGAAATATGGCGCGAGGTGGTTGTTGTAACGGCTCAAATCTTTTTCAAATGTTTCGGGAACAACCTTTTTTACGCGGAAGTTATTGAAGTAGTAAAGCGCAAAGGGGTGAAAGGTAATGGGAACGCCGCTTTTACTTTCTTTCTGTTTCTGGGAAGATTGATTTTTTAATTCTTCCAAAAAACGAGGCTTTAGATTTTCTTTGTGTTGATCACAAAAATCAATATTATATCCTTCGCGCTTAAATCTAACGTTATAAGTGTATGAGTTTTTTCCAGATTGGAGTTTTCTCCAGCCAACGGAAAAACCTCCAGCTAAAATTTTTCCTTTTGTAATATTTTTAGGCATTTTCTTTAAATCCTCTTGTGTGATTTCGATAATGCCCTTTTCTTCTGTGTCCTCTGCTATCTGCGGAGGACTTTTTTCGTTTTGAGCTGTTTGTTGCCAATTTCTGAATAAATCCATTTTTGCGTTGCGATTATCTTCTTCGTCGGATTCTTTCATGATTATGAAGCCTTGGAACGCATAGCAAAATTGCATAACGGCGATGGCTTTTGTTTTTAATGCAAGCAATAACGCAGGAGCGTGGGATAAAGCAAGTCTCAATTCGGAACTGTTAATCAATTCTTGCAATTCTTCCGCACTGATAGAAATTTGAGCTACGATAGTTTTGATACTTCCAATACCTGTAATGTTTTCCATATTTTCCCTCCTAAGTGGAATTATGGAAAAATTATATCACATTTTTTTCAATAAGTAAATAGCTTTACAAAATTACCAAATTTTACCAATTAGCGTTTAATATTTTTTGCCTCCAAATTTTTAGTTTCTTCTTCAAAAATCCAACCTTCAACTCGCCCCAATATTTTAAGTTGAGTTTTGATTGATGCTTTTGAAAAAACTTTCATAAATTCTAAAATATTCTCCTGCGTCTCTCTCGGCTGGCTTTCATAAATGCGTTGATATTCCGAAGGCGGGGGAGAAAGTGCAAGATTACATGTTTCCCTTCCAAGCAGATAATCGACCGAAACCCCAAAAAAGTCTGCAAGTTTACATAGCGTTTTGAGGTCGGGATAACGATCTCCGAATTCATAGTGAGCATATGCTTGTCGGGATAAACCAATATAATCAGCAACAGCCTTTTGAGTAACATTAAGTTGTTCTCTTAAAAAAAGTAGTTTTTCCATAATAGTTTCCCTAAAGAGAAAAAATAAATTTTATAAACTTTCAGGTTTCTTTTTCTTTGCCTCGTTGTAATTAAAGGCAACGCTAAAGAAACCTTTTGTATTTTCCAATTGAGTATCAGTCATTCCTGCGAGAACCTCTAACATTTTTAAAAGAATTTCTTGTCTCTGTGGGGATTGACTTTCAAAGATACGTTGATATTCGGGTTTGGAATTTGTTGATGGGTTAAGGCTCTGAAGTTCTGCTTGTTCTCTTTCTAAAAGATCGTCTAATGTTACTGCGAAGAAATCGGCAATTTTGTATAGAGTTGCAATATCTGGTTCGCGGGAGCCGTTTTCATATCGTTGATAAGCTTGGCGAGTTATTCCGAGATACTGTGCCATTTCTTGCTGTGTAAGTTTTCTTTGTTTGCGCAGCATAATTAATTTTTTCATTTTACACCTCTTTCTCATAGTATAAAAAAAATTTTATAAAAAAGCAACAAAATGGTTGCAAAATAGTTGACATGCAACCGATAAGGTGCTACAATGTAATAGAAAAGCACCTTAAAGGTTGCTTTTAGGGTAAAAGGAGGTGAAATATGAATTTCAAAGCTTTGCTAAAAAGTAAGCGTTGGAACTTTGCGACGATGGCAAGGGCATTGGGCGTTTCCCATCCAACAGTAAGAAATTGGTATATAAAGCACGGAAGCCCATCACCCGAACAAGTAAGGCGCATGAGCGACTTGTTGGAATGCACGACGGACGAAGTTATAAACGCTTTGCTGGAAAACGAGCAATAAAAAATCCCTCGGAGGGAAAGGAGAAAGAAATGACACAAAAGAAAATTGACATCGTGATAAAAGACAAATCGAACGATTATCACATTCACTTTTTTATCACGCGAGACGAAGCGGTAAGGTATTAAAAAAGCAGGCGGAAGCCTGCGGGGAGGAAGGTATGATTATCATAAGAATAATATTTATTCTAATCGGGGCACTTGCAATATGCGGGGGAATAGCTTACCTTTTCAATAACATAGAGAATATCAAAAGACAAGGATTTAGTTTTTTTATTGTAATATTATTTTTATGCGCCTTACTTTTCGTTTGTATTGGAGTCGGCAGTATTGTTTTCGGGATTTGGTACTAAAAGAGGATTTTTAATTTTGTATGTAAAGGTTTTTTGGGTGGTCGTTATTTTGAATTTAAGAATTTTAGGCAGTTTAGATTTCTCAATTTCAAAATAACAGTCAAAATCATCGGCTTCAAAAGATGAAACGGGAATATTTTTTAAAGGTCTATAAGTAGCGAATACCTCATGACGAAAATATAACTCTTTAGCTTGGTATTTTTGTTTTTTTGTAAGTAACTCAATTTCAATGATGTAAAGAAAATTATCTGTAAAATTTTGTATAGATAAGAAAAAGTATGTATCATCATAATAGGAAAGGATAAGATTAATTTTTAAACGAAGAGAATTTTTATTTAAATGATTTTTTAAAAGGGCACAGATACCAATAAAGACGCTAATACCTCCCAACACAGTGGCGAGGTCTGCTGCAAAGGAAGCATAACCTTGAAGCTGTTGAAACGTTATAGTGCAAATCATAAACCCACCTCACAATTTATCAGGAGTAAACAAATGACACTAAAAGAATTACGAGTACAAAACAATAAAAGCCGCGCGGAGGTTGCGGCTGTCTTAGGGGTAACTTTACAAGCACTAAGCAATTACGAAAGTGGTTTGCGCCGCATTAATATAGAACAAGTTTTGAGCCTATCAAAACTTTATGAATGTACGGAAAAAGAAATAATCGAAGCGCAGCTTAATAATTGTCGTTAAGCCCAATAAGATAGTCAGCCGATATTTCCAGCGTTTCGCAAATAGATTTCAATAAAGCAATAGTGGGTTCACGAATTCCCTGTTCATAGTTTGAATAGCAAGCTCGTGTCACTCCTAAAATATCAGCAACTTTTTGTTGAGACCAACCTTTTATACGTCGAGCTTCTTTAATTTTTTCATTCCAAGTTTCCATGAAAATATTTTAACACAAATTGTGTCGAAATGCTTGACTTGAAACAAAATGTGTCGTATAATAAAGACACAAAATGTTTCAATTGGAGGACAACGAAATGACTAAACAAGAGCAAGTAAGTAGAAGTTTGGGCAAGGATTTCATGGGCGGGCGTTGGTGGTGGAGGCCGAACGTATTTCAAACGAATTGTTTCCCGTGGATAAATGGCGTGGGAATAACGGTGAGGTTTGAATGTACGTTATCGGTAGTGCGGGCGATAATCGATACGGCGGACGATTACGGATTGCCGAACGAGCAACAAGAATTTCAAGGCGAGAATGCGATCGGGAAATGTTTAGCATGGGCGGCGGAGAAGGTAGTCGAGAAAAGCGAGATAATAAGCGGACGGGTAAAACCGTATCGGCAAGGCCATAAGGAATATTTAAGAGCATTAAAAGGCGCGTAGAGGAGGAGATTTATGAACAGAGACAATCTTGAAAACGGAATGTTGTTGGGGCGAGAGGACCAGCCCGAGCAGCTGTGCACATGCGCATGGTGCGGCGGGCCGATCTACGCGGGCGACGACTATTACGATTTGGACGGCGAGAGCGTATGCGAGGAGTGCATTGAAAGTGCGAAACGGAAAGCGGAGGCGGTATGAAGTGGTGGGATAAGGTCGTGGATAAATTAATCGAGCCGAAGCCGCAAAAGCGGATAGAGGTGCATATAACGCGAGCGGAGCTATTAAGGCTAATCGAGCAAGCGGAGAGAGAACAGTTAGCGGGTAAACGGGAGGGTGTAGCGAGATGAAACGCTATAAAGTGACATACCGTTACCGAAAAGACGGCAGCGCGGGGATTTACAAAACGGACATGATGTATGTTTCCAGCGCGGAGTTTGCGATAGAAGAATTGAAACGGCATTACATAGACGAAGCAAACGACAGCGTGCATGTGAAAGCTGTCGCGTTGGTAGGGGATCGACTTGAAATTCGCTACTATGACAGCGACCCTGACGACGAAGCGGAGCACGAAACGATCTTCGACGACTTCCGCGCGGAGCGGATTTAACGGCCGCAAATCGGCCGTATATGGGGCGGTGAGCACAAACGGCGGTGCAACTCCGCCGCGCCCCGAAAAAAACACAAGGAGACACTATTATGGCAATTTTCACGCCCGAAACGGAAACGTTTCAAGACCAGCGATTTTCCATGCTGTTGTACGGCGCGCCAGGCGTCGGAAAGACGACGCTTGCATGTTCCGCGCCGAAGCCCCTACTCATTGACTTGGATAAGGGGATACAGCGTATCAAAGCCCAGCACCGTCCGAAGTTTTCCCGAGTCGCAACGTACGAGGAACTTTTAGAGGACTTGAACAGCGAGACGTTGAAAGGTTTCGAGACTTTGGTCATCGACACAGGCGGCGCACTCATAACGCTGTTGCAAGATTACGTGATGCGGAAAGACCCCGTGAATAAAACGCGGTCGGGCGGGATCTCGCAGAAAGGCTACGGAGCGGTGAAGCTGGAATTTCAGCAGTTGACTGCAAGATTTAAGACGGTTTTAGACAAAAACATCATCTACGTGTTTCATAGCGTCGAAGAAAAGAACAAGGAAGGCGTAGCCATTCAGCGTTTGCTGTGCGAGGGCAGCGCGAAAAATATCGTCTGGCAACCCTGCGATTTCGGGGCGTACATCTACATGAACGGAAACGAGCGCATGGCGGGCTTTACGCCAACGGACGAATATTTCGCAAAAGGCTGTTACGGTATCAGCGGCGTGAGAAAAATCCCCGCGCTGGGCGGAACAGACAAAAACGACTACATTACCCGCCTGTTTGACGAGGCGAACGCAAACATCGCGCAAGACAACGAATATTTCGCGGCGGAAAAGAAAGCTTATGAAGCGGCAATGACTGCGGGCAAAGAGCTGATCGGCAGTCTTGAAACGCCCGCCGACTTCAACGAAGCCGGTGAAAAGCTGAAATCGATAAACCATTCGTTGACCTCTTTGGAAGAGCTTCGCCAGCTTTTCCGCGACCGTGTGAAAGAAAAGGGCTACGTATTCAACCGCGAAAAGAAGGGTTACGAGCTGCCCGAGGCGGAAGCGAAAAAGGCGGAGGCGGAAAAACAGGCGGCCGAGGAACCACAAGAGAAACCCGTTAAAAAGCCTGTGAAACAAGCCGCGCAGGAGCCGCAAGCCGAGCCCGTTAAAAAGAGCGCGAAAGCGCAGGCGGACGAAATCTTGAACGAGCTGACGAACGGCAAGTCTGAAGCGAAAAAAAACGAGACGGAACCGCCCGTAGAAGCGACGCAGGAGGAACTGCCGATCAATGCCCTGCGTCAACCGAACGCGGCGTATGAGGCGTTAAAAAAGCCCGCAGAAAAGCAAGCTCCAGTCGGGCCGAAAGTATTTGAGGACGTTTAATATGGAAAAGCGGTATTTAATGACGCAATCCCTGCTCTCCGCGTGGCTGTATCAGTACAACTGCGCGGAGGGGTACGAGGAGGAAGCGCGGGAAAGTTTCTTAAAGACCTTACGTCGGGAGCCGACGGAATCGAGCGAGTCAATGGAACGTGGTATCGCATTCGAGGACGCGGTTTACGAGGTTATCTGCGGTAACAAGACCGCGGCGGCCGCGTATGCGTCGCAGTGGTCGAAACGCGGCGAGGAAGTGCCCGAGGGCGCGTGTATCCTGGAGCTTGCGGAACAGCTGTCGGGCGGCATATACCAGCTGACGGCGTACAAGGAAAAGACGATCTCGGGTGAGCGGTTTCTGTTGATGGCAAAATGCGACTGGGTAAAAGCGGGTGTGATCTATGATTGTAAGCGGGTGGAGCGTTACGAAGTCGGCAAGTATTACGCTTCCCCGCAACACCCCATGTATTTGGAGGTAATCGACACGGCGCTAGGCTTCGAATACAAGATATGCGACGGGAAAGACCTTTACACGGAGCGTTATACCCGTGAGGATATCCCACAGAGCGCGGAGAGCCTGATCGCGGAATTTATCGGGAGTATGAAAAGCGAGGGGCTGTGGGAGACGTACACGGCGTTATGGCAAGCAAAATAAACGTGAGGGACGGGAGTATGAAGGGAGTGAACGGATTTACATTTTTCAAGAATTATTACGACGCGATTACCGATCCCGATAACGGGTTGACGGCGGAAGAACAGGGCGAGCTGTATAACGCCATATTCGCGTACATGTTCGAAGACGTTCTCCCGTCCTTAAAAGGCGCGTGCCGAATGGCGTTTAACTTAATCAAGCCGTCGCTGGATAAGTCAAAAGTCCGTTCGGCGGCACGAACGAAAGAGGAAGAAACGGAGCAGACAGAAGAAGAAACGGGAACAAACCGAAATCAAACGCAATCAAACGCCAATCAAAAAAAATCAAATGAAATCAAACCGCAATCAAACGAAAAGAAAACGGATTTGTCACCTTCTATGAATAAAGAAAAAGAACAAGAAAGAGAAAATAAGAACGAGAATAAGAAGAACGAACAGGAAAGAGAAGAGGGTGCAGGGGGAAGAGAAAACCCTTTGAGCGCGACGGAGCGCACGGAAAGATCGTTCGTTCAGGAAAAGTTTTTTAAGGAACACCCCGAGATAGAGGTTGACAACTATCCCGCATGTTTGGCGAGTGAGATTGATTTTGAGGTTTTAAGCGCGGAAATCTCGAAAAGCGCGTACCTACGCGGCACGAAATCGTTTTCATGGCTTTGCAAAAATTATCGTAAAATCGCGCTGGGACAATACCGCGACTATGCGAAAAGCACAGACCCGCCGACGGAGGACACGTCAGCGGAGCAAGAGCGGGAGCGGGAATGGAACGAGAAGCACGGCAAGGGCGCGGGCACATAAACGAAACGGGAGGCGGATATGGGAGATCGAGGTTTATGTCCAATAGGAGACGATTTGCAGACGGTCGTACATAAGCCAGAAGAATACGCGGCAAAAAAGAAAGCGGTGCTTTCGAAAATTGACCCGAGCAAGGAATTTGTGCAGGGCGGGGAAATCTTTTGCAGGCGTTGCCGCAAGGTAAAATCACTGGATATGCCCGAACGCGGGGTGTTCATGAACTGTGTCTGCGAGTGCGAAGAAGAAGCGGAAACAGCACGCAAAAAACGCGAACAGCGTGCGGTGCTGGCGGAGAAATATCGCCGCATGAGTTTCAACGAGTTGGGCCGCGACTATGAACGCGCCACGTTCGAGCGCCTAAACATGAGCGGCGCGACGGAAGAATTTTTGACCGCGGCGGAGCGTTGCGAGAAATTCTGCGTGAATTTTGCGACGGTAGAAAACTCGGGGCGCGGGATCTGGCTATACGGCGGCGAAGCGTTGGGCAAGACACACCTTGCGGCGTGTATCCTGCACGAGCTGGAGCGGGATAAAATCCCGTGTGTATTCACGACGCTGGAGCGGGTATTGTCGAAGTTGAAAGCGACCTACAAAGACAGCACTCAAGAAAGCGAGTACGAGATTATGCAGCGCCTGACGCGGGTGGATTGCCTGATTATAGACGATCTGCAGGCAGTAAAGCCGAAAGGCAGAAGCGCGGGTGAAAGCTGGGCGATAGAGAAATTTTCGGAGATAGTAAAAAGCCGTTACGATTACCATCACCCCACGGTGATTACGAGCCGCCACAGTTTACGTGAGATGGCGATTAAGGGCGAAATCCCGATGTCCGTCGGGGATAAGCTCGTGGAGCGTCAGGTGGTGATGCAGCTTACGGGCGAGCCGCGGCGGAAACGCAGCGCAGGCCCGATCGAGTTTTAGGAGGACGGAATGGGAATATATTGCAAAAATGCGGACAGGTGCTCATATCATCCGAGCGGGGCTTGCGATCTGATCTTCGATTGTGTATGTTTCGAAGCCGCCGTGGGCCAAGGGTTGCAGTCAACTGCAAAAAAGACGGTAACGCAGATGCTGACGGCGAAAGAGGCAGAGGAACAGGAAGCGTTCGTGAAGTGGTGCGAGCTGAACGGAATACCCGTGTTTCATATCCCGAACGAGGGCAAGAGAACGAAAGGCACGGGCGGAAGATTGAAAGCGCAGGGCTTAAGCCACGGCGTGCCCGATTTAATGATCCCCGTGCCGAGCGGCGGGAAGCACGGATTGTTCATTGAAATGAAACGCCCGAAGCCGATGGGGAAACGCCCTACGGATGCCCAGCTCAAATGGCTGGAGCGATTAAATAAAAACGGGTATCTGGCGGTCGTGTGTTACGGTCAGGACGAAGCGAAAGAAACGTTAAAAACGTATTTTGGTACGAAAAATTAACATATACAAGGAGACACTATGGAAACCACAAATACCAATTATCGGCAGTTGATGCTGACAGACAGCGGAGAACTGACGCTGGAACAAAAGCAATTTGTTGACCTGCACAAGCGTATCTGCTACGATTCGCAAAAGGCCACGGAGTATATCGTGGACATGGCGCAGGGGATACGCGAGATGAAAGAAAGCAAGCGTTACCAAACGGCGGGATTTACGAGTTTCGGGGAGTACACGGAAACAGCGCTGGGGATCAAAGAACGCCAGGCGTATAATTACATAGCGGTGATCGAGAAACTTCCCGAAGGCTTTGTGAAAGCGAACGCGGAGATCGGCGTCACGAAATTGGCGCTCTTGACCTCGGTGAACGAGGAAGAACGTGAGGAAATACTCGAAAAAATCGACATTACGACGGCAAAAACAACGGAAATCAACACGGCAGTAAAGGAAGCGATTGCAGCGCGGGAAGAAGCGGAAAAACAGTTATCTCTGTTATCGGACGAAAAGGCGGAGGTAGAACAAGAGAACGAGAAATTAAACCGCGAATACGCGAAAATCGCCAAAGACCTCAAATCCGAAAAATCCCGCCAAAGCGAGTTATTGAAAGAAAAAGAAATGCTGGAAAAGAAGTACGCGGAACTGGAAGCGTCAAAGCATACGGTAGCCTATCAACCTGACATGCAGACTGTTACGGAGTTGAAAGTCGCGACCGAAAAGGAAGCGCAGTCCGCGGCGAGGATAAAGGAACTGGAAGCGCAGATAGAAACGCTGAAAGCGGCACCGAAGCCCCAAGCGGAACCCGCGCGGGTTGAAATTAAGGACGACGCCATCGTGCGGTTCAAGGTTAAATTCAACGATTTTCAAAATTTGCTGGATAACATGTCGGACCTGATAGAGGATATGGAAACAGAGCAGGCGGGGAAATGTAAAAACGCAGTGAAGATCGTATTTGAGGACAGTATATTCGGGGAGACGAAATGAAAGCGAACGAATTTATCGAAATGCAGAGACAGGACATCGAGACGGAAAAACCCGCGGAAAAGAAAATATTAAGAGAATTGATTGCGGCGATGGAGGCGGTGCTTGCGTACCACCCCGAAACGGAAATCGATTCGAAAAAGACGGCCGCGGAGTGTTACAAACAGATGTATTCCGTGGCGAACAAGAATAAAAAGGACGGGTATTACGTATTCACGCCGACGGGGACAATGAAGTTTATCTGCGGGTATTTAGGCGTCGCGGAAATTCCGATTTACCCCGCCGCGCCGGCGACTACAGGATCGGAAAAATCCGAAAAGCCCGCAAAGGAAGCGAAAAAGCGTCGGAGCTTGGAGGATTTCTTCTGATGCGGAAATATACGTTAGAGTGGTATTTATCAATCCGCCGCATGGCGCCGAAATCGGAGATCGCGGACTGGACGGTTAAAAACGTCATGACGAATTATTTCCTGTTTGACGTTGCGGCGGATAAAAAACACCGTATAGGCGTATGTACGGCCTGCGGGGAGCGGATACGGCCCGACAAGGCACCGAAAGGGAAATATATCCTCTGTCCGCAGTGCGGAGCGAGGATCAAAGCGACGGAGCGGGCGGAAATGACAGGCGATTTTCAAAATTACTTTGTAGGGTATTTGGAAAATTACGGGGAATTTCTGTTACACCGCATTTTCCGCGTGGCGCGTGAGCTGTGGCCGAACGGCAAGCAAGAGGCGCATATCGAGGAAGCGCAGATGGAGGTTTTAGGCCTGCCGCTAAAACAAAGATACACGTACAGCATGGTGTTTTCGCGGGAGACTCGCTATAAAAACGACAACGGGTTTACGAGATATGCGGTCACGAAAGGCGGTAGTCATGCCGAGTATTGGGAGCGGGGCACGATCGGCGGATACGGCTGTAACGTTTTTCAACTCACTCGTCAGACGTATCCGTATAATCTGAAAACGGAATTGAAAGGCACGCCGTTCGAATACAGCCAGCTTTGGGAATTGGCGGAAAGCGGCGAAAAATTCAATTTATATAACGCATTGATGGGGTATCTCCGTACGCCCCAGCTGGAATATCTGATCAAACTAAAACTTTACCGTTTGGCCGCGGGATATATCCGTTACGGCTTATATTGCAATCATAACGAAAACAACGTCATCAGATTTTTAGGGCTGAAATCGTATCGGGAACTGAAATTTGCGATCGAGCAAAATATGAGCGTCGGTGAATTCGAGGCGTATCGGGAACTGCTTAAAAAGAATATTCCCTACACGGAAAAGAACGTCAAAATCTATCGTGCGATGAAATGGCACGGCGATCGGATTGAGGGAATAGAAAAAGTCATATCAATCGAGGGACTGTACGATTACTATAAAGCGCAAGCCGACCGTCGGAACGTATCGTTCCGCACGTTTATCGGAGATTACGCGGATCATCTTCGGGATTGCGAGACCCTGCGTTTGGACATCTCGGACACGATGTACGCAAAGCCGAAGAATTTCTACGACCTGCACACCCGATTATCGGCGGAAGTAACGGCGTTGCAAAACAAAGAAAAATACGAGAGATGCGATAAACGTCTGGCGATGGAGGAGCATTATGGTTACACAAGCGGCGAGCTGGCGGTGATCGTACCGAAAAAGGCAGAGGAAATCGTTGTTGAGGGTAAAATACAGGGGCATTGCGTGGGCTCATACATAGACCGAGTGACTGACGGAAATAGCGTGATCGTATTTGTCCGAAAAACGTCCGCCCCGACAGTGAGCTACTATACCATGGAAGTCGATCCCAAGACCATGACGGTGGTGCAGTGCCGAGGCTATAAAAACGGTGTCATGACGCCCGAAGTAAAGGCTTTCGTCGAAGAATATAAATCGAAATGCCTTGCGAAACTGAAGAAAAAAGCAATAAAGATAAAAGCGGAACAGCCCATCTACGTACCGGTGGCGGTGTAGAACACGAGACGCGGACGGGTTTGCAGTTAAATGCAAAAACTCCGTCCGCGCACATGGACGGGAAGTAGGGAAAGGAGACAGAATGAAAGTATATCTATATCCGACGAAGTGCAACATATGTGGCGGAAATGTGATTTACACCGAAAACGATAAAATCTACGGCAGACGGTACGGAAGTGGATATTGCTATTTTTGTACGGAGTGTGGGGCGTATGTGGGAACGCACCGCCCCCGACCGAGGCAGGCGTTAGGGTTATTATCTAATGAGCGCATGAAAAAGGGAAAAATCGCGTGTCACGAAATATTCGACAGGTTATGGCATAACGGGGTAGAGCGAAAAAGGCTGTACGCAAAATTAGCGGGAGAAATGAATATTCCCGTTAAAGAGTGCCACTTCGGGTATTTTGATATGGAGCAGTTAACACAAGCCTACAAGATTTTGAAGTCATGGGAGAAAAGAAATGAAAGCGATATTAATGAGCGTACGCCCTGAATGGGTCAGAAAGATTGAACACGGGCAAAAGACGATTGAGGTCAGAAAGACCCGTCCGAAGCTGGAACCACCATTTAAGTGTTATATCTATATGACGCTCGCCAGGCCATACTGTTTTGAATTTGCGGGAGATGGAATGATGAAAGCAAAAAACGGCAAAGTCATCGGCGAGTTCGTATGCGATAGGGCGGAAAGATTAAGATATCCCGAGGACGGTTTCGCTGATGTTATTGACTTAAAAATGAGCTGTTTATCGGCGGAAGAAATCATTAAGTATTCTGACGGAACTCCGCTTTACGGCTGGCACATTTCGGAATTGAAAATCTATGATAAACCGAAAGAGTTGGGAGAGTTTTCCTCCGCTTTATCTCTTAAAGATATTCGCTGTAAACACATCGAGAAAAGATATAAAACATACAACGGAAAGCCGTATATAAAATGCACTTTGCAAAATTGCGTTTGTGAGTTTAGGCGGCTTGGAACGCAAACGGACTGCGACGGCTACGAGATGTTGAAAGAGCCTGCTCGTCTAACAAAGGCTCCGCGCTCATGGTGTTATGTTGAAGAATTGGAGGACTGAAATGAAATTTTGTTTTGGCGATATAGTAGTAGTTGAGGGAGGTTTAATCGGCGTCGTCGTGAAGAGCTGGGGAAAAAGTTTTCTTGGCAAACCGAGAAATTATGATGTGTATGTCCGTAGCTGGAACATCATACAGAACTACGACGAGGAAGATATTGAGCGGTATATGGTAAGACATAAAGAGTTAACTAAAGAAGAATTGGAATATCAAAGGAACGCCTTGAAGGACTGAAATGAACAAGGAAAAGCTGATTGAAGAAATGGCTAAAATCATAGCGACGGCGAAAAATTGTGAAGCGTTAGCGCTAAGCGAGTGTATTAATCGAGATTGTAAAATTAAAAAAGAATACGGTTGTCGCTCTTATTTTCAAGCCGAAGACCTCTACAACGCAGGGTATCGGAAAGCCGAGGAAGTGAGAGCGGAAGCGGTGAAAGAGTTTTTAGCTCCTCACGCTTCGCAGGAGAGTGAAACCGAGCCGTCTCGAGGAAACACCCGAGGAGAGACGAAAACGAAGCAGAAGCCTGTTTTAACGGCTTTGGACAATGACGACGACATTCCCTTTTAAGGAGCTGCCATGCGAGCGAGAATAGAGACGGTCACGGATAATTTACGCCGTGGGACGGCACATACGCTTTACACGCCGACGGCGGAGGCGGAGATTTGTTTGAACTGTCCGTTGAAAGAGTGTAAAAAGAGCGAGTGCGAGAGATTTAAGGAAGAGAAAAGAAAGCTGAAAGCAAAGTGAGGCGGAAATGAAACAGGGGCACTATTTGACGATAGACAAAGCGTTTCAGAATTACTGGGAAAACAAAGAATACCTCACCAATTACCCGTACCCGCATGCGGTTAATTATCAAAAAGCGCGGGTAAAGGGCGACTGTTACAAAAACATTCCCGAGCAGCTGATTTTATCCTGTATCGACAAAGTCGAGGACATACAAAAACAAGTCGATTTAGTCGAGGAAACCTATAAATATTTCAAGCACGAAGGACAGCTTCGGGATTTATACATAAAGATCATCTACATGAACAAGCACCGTTGTACGAATGTAAGAGCCTGTTATGAAATCGGAATCGATGATCGTACGGGGAAACGCTGGAAAAAATGTATTTTCGAGAAAGCGGAAACAATCGGCCAAGAATTAGGCTTTTTCAAGTAAAAAATGAAAAGGGGACAAAAGTTGTCCCTTTTTTTGCTTTTTGATATGTTATAATGCTATTATCAAAACGAATATCCGAACGGTCATGCGGGTATTTGTTTTGGAAATAGTTTCTCCCTGTGTAGCCGTCGGCGTTAAGTCGGCGGTTTTTCCGTGGGGAGAATACGAAAGAAGGGATATATGGAACTGAAAGTTTTACAGATCGAGAATGTGGCTATTTCGGAAATCAAGCCCTATGAATACAACGCGAAGAAACATGACGAAAAACAAATCGTGAACGTAGCGGAAAGTATTCGTCAATTCGGCTGGCAACAGCCTTTGGTATTGGATAAGGATAAAGTGATCATTATCGGCCATTGTCGGTATTTAGCGGCAAAAAAGCTGAAATTGAAAACCGTACCTTGCAAGATCGCCGCCGACTTGACCGCCGACGAAGTGAAGAAGCTCCGAGCTTTGGATAATAAATTAAACGAGAGCGAATGGAATCTGGATATGCTGTCGTTAGACATCGGGGGCTTGGAGTTCAAGGGCTTTGACATAGATTGGGGAATAATCAAGCCCGACGATTTCGGAACGGAATTTGCGATCGCAAGCGGGGATAAATCGGTAATGGAAACGATGACGTTTACGCTCCATCACGAACAGGCGGAACTGATCCGTAGCGCGATGGAAACCGTCCTGAAAAACGAGGAGGCGCAGGAGGCGTTCGGGAATACCAACAGGAACGGGAACGCGATTTACGAGGTGGTGCGGCAATGGGCAGAGCTAAAGAAATAGAGCTTCGGGTAATCCCGGCAAGCATAGCGAATCCGTTTGTAAAAAAACACCATTACAGCGGAAAGGTCGTCAATAACAGCAAGGTGCATTTCGGCGCGTTTTTGGACGGAAATCTGCATGGGGTAATGAGTTACGGCAGTAGCACCGACAAATCAAAAATAATCGGCTTGGTGGAGGGTACGGGCTGGAATGAGTTTTTAGAGCTCAATCGCATGGCGTTTGACGATTACCTGCCGCGAAACAGCGAAAGTCGATGCATCGCGCAAAGTATCCGCCTGATCAAGAAACAAGCCCCGCATATCAAGTGGATTATCTCTTTTGCAGACGGCTGTCAATGCGGAGACGGGACAATCTATCGGGCGAGCGGATTTATATTAACGGGGATAAAACCGAACAAGAGCATTATTCTTTTTCCCAGCGGTCACCGTATTGCACAAATTACGGTTACGGCGGAATGGAACAGCCCGCAGATGAAAGAAGAATGCCGATTGCTCCATGTCGAGCATAAATACCGACCTGCATCGGAATATATCAAGCTCGGGGCGAAGTATCTGTCGGGGTATCAATTACGATATATTTATTTTATCGATAAAAGCTATCGTGAGCGGCTGACGGTAAAGGAACTGCCGTTTGATACGATTGATAAAATGAACGCGGGAATGTATAAAGGCGAAACGATAAGTCTGAAAGCCAGACGCGAGGAATAACCCGCGTCTTTTATGCGAGTATAGTTTAACGAAAGAACGGCATTTTTCCAAAATGCAAACGGCGGTTTAACTCCGACCTACTCGCTCCAAAAGGTCGCAAAAAACAGCCTTCGAGGTCGTTTAGAGTAAAATAAATCCCGTATTTTGAAGAAAAGGAGGGCTATTTTGAACGCTGAAAATCTAACAAAAATCAATCGAAGCCCGAGCGAAGCCCGAGAAAACGGGTCTAAGGGCGGAAAACAGTCGGGGAAAGCGAGACGGAAAAAGAAGCAGATGAAGGACATGTTCGAGTATCTTTTGGGTCTGGACGTAACGGACGCAGAGTTGAAAAAGAAGATGTCGGAGATGGGCATAGACGACGGGCAGATGACCTATAACGCTATGGTCTGTTATTCTATGCTCCGAATGGCGTGTGCGGGAAGCGTGAAAGCCGCGACGTTTATCCGAGATACGACGGGCCAGAAGCCGCAGGACAACGTGAAGATAGAGGGCACGGTGGAATCGAGACTGCGAGTGCCGCAGAATATTTCGAAGTTGACGACGGAGGAGCTGCGTGCGATAGCGGGGATAACGGTTCCCGAGTGCACGGAAACGACGGAATATGCCGAAGAGCATGAGTGACGCAGAGCGTAAAGCCCTGCGTTTTTTGGTGGACGTAGAGCGTTCAAGGCGCTCGTTTTGGGACTATTGCAATGTGCTCGCGCCCGATTTCTATCTTCCCGACCGCGGTTATCTTTATCGAGTTTGTATGCAGCTGCAAGACTTTCTATATAACGACGTCGGCGTGTTGATAGTCAACGCCCCGCCGCGGCACGGCAAATCCCGCACGGCGGGGAAATACGTCGAATGGGTCATGGGGAAAGACCCGACGTTCAAGATCATGACGGGCTCGTATAACGAAACGCTTTCGACGGTGTTTTCGTCGTCCGTCAGAGATACGATCTCCGCAAGCAAAGTCAATCCCTATGACATCGTGTATTCGGACATTTTCCCCGACACGAAGATCAAGCGCGGCGACGCGGCGAAGAATATCTGGTCGCTGGAAGGCTCGGAGGTCAAGTCGTATTTAGCGACGTCTCCGACAGGTACGGCGACGGGTTTCGGCGCGGATATGCTCGTAATCGACGATATCATTAAATCGGCGCAGGAAGCCAATACAACGGCAATATTGGCGAAACATTGGGATTGGTTTACAAACACGATGTATTCGCGATTACAGGGACGGCGGAAGATACTCATTATCATGACGCAGTGGGCGACGAAAGACCTCGCACATAGGGCGGCAGAGCATTTCCGATCGATAGGCGAGAAAGTCGAGCAGATTACCTTAAACGCCTTACAGCCGAACGGGCGCATGCTGGACAAGCGGATTTTGCCGCGCAGAGTGTACGACAATCTCGCAAAGACGCTTGCGCCGAATATCTTTTCGGCGAACTATAAGAACGTCGCCGTTGACCTCATAGACGGTGTGTATGGCGCGTTTAAGACGTATAAGCTGTACGAGCTGCCCGAACGGTTCGAGAAGATATGTTCGCAGACGGACACGGCGGACGAGGGCGGGGATTACTTATGTAAAATCATTTACGGGCGTTATAAAAACCTGCTGTATATGTTGGATGTTTACTACACGCAGGAGAAAATGGAAGTAACGGAGATCGAGGCTGCGAAACGGAGTTTGCAGTTCAACGTGCAGTATGACGACACGGAGAGCAATAACGGCGGAAAAGGCTTTGCGCGGAACGTAGAGCGGAAGTATAAAGAGCTTGGCGGAACGCTGGCGCGGTTTAGTTGGGAAGCGCAGAAGCGGAACAAAGAAGCGCGGATATTGACGAACGCGACGGGCGTGAATAACACGGTTGTCATGCCTTGCGACTGGGCGACGCGCTGGCCGGCGTTCTACAACGACGTAACATTATTTTCACGGACGGCGAAGAACGAACACGACGATGGGCCGGACTGTCTCACCCGTTGTTATGAAAAAGAGTTTGAGAAGCCGCGCGTTACATTAAAACAAGTGAGGTATTGAGGTGTTGTATAATCTTAATTTTTTAAGGCGTGGAGAGGTATTCCCGCCGCGGGAGGAACTGGAGCGGCTGGAGGCTTACCGCGTAAACGATATGCTATTGAACGACGAGCCGTGGGCGGCCCTGCCCGAACATAAGCAACGGGTGTTGTTTTTGCTGTCCAACTTCTCGCTTTCGCCCGACAGAGAGTGTTATCTGTATAACGCGAACTATTGGTCGGAGCTGGCGGATAAGACGAAAGAGCTGACGTTCGGGGAGCGTCCGACGATAAAATCGGAGACGAAGCAGGATACGCTGGAGGAAATCCTCAAGCAAACGGGATTGTACGAAAAGGGCGAAGAAGGCGTAGGCGATCTGTGCGCGCTGGGGGATTGGATCGCCAAGGTGAAAGACGACGGAACGGGAAACGGCACGTTTATCAACGTCGATCCGTCCATCTGGTTTCCCGTGGTGGATTTCGAGGACGTAAAAAGCGTGAAATATCACGTATTGGCCTGGGTGGTGCATAATCCCGCAGAGAGTGACAAATTCGAGCTGCACGCGCAAATCCATGAGAAAGGGAGATATACCAACCGCGCTTTCGGCATCGACGGTCGGGTGCGTGAGGATACTTATACCGTGCCTAAAACAGGTCAAACCATAAAGGCAAACGCCTATAAGCTGGGCGCGGAGCTAAATCGGGCGTGCGACGATTTCAAGCTCGGAACGTTCGAAACGCACCTGGACGATTTCGCAATCGTGCATATCCCCAACGATACGGTCTCCAAAAGCATTTACGGGAGATCTGATTTCGATCGGATTACGGACGCGGCAATCGCGTACAACACCCGCATGACGCTGAAAGACGTGGTGCTGGATAAGCACAGCGCGCCGTTGATGTACGGCCCGCCGCTCACCGAGGACGAACGGATAGGAAACTATCTCGAAGTGCCGCCCGACGATCCGAAAGCGCCGGGGTATCTCGTATGGGACGCGGCGATGACGGCGGTGGAGAATACAATTGCCGCATTAAAGGAAGATACGGCAAATCTGTCGGGCATGGGCAGTATTTTAGACAATAAGACTTTCGGGGAAAGCCAGGGCTACGACGCGTTGATGATCAAGCTTGCGCCCGCGCTCATGCGGGCGGCGAAGAAAACGGCCAGGATAGAGCCGCGGTTGAAAAAGATCATTTCGCTCGTTTCGCAGATCGGTTACGAAAGAATAGAGTCCGAGGATATAGAAATCGCGTGGCATGACGGAATCCCGACGACGGAAAGCATGCGCGCGGACCTTGCGGCCAAGCATCTGGCGACGGGCTGGAGCAGAAAGCGGGTGCTTATGGTGGACTATGGCTTAAGCGAAGAAGACGCGGAGACGGAAATCGCGCAAAAGGAAGCGGAAGCGCCGCCTATACCTCAAGCGGGTTACGGCGCGGACGAGGAGAGTGAAGATGAATGAAATACATAAGACCGCCCGAGTTCAAGTCCGTAAAGGAATTTACGGAGTATTACAGACAGGTTGAGCAAAACATAACCGAACTTCTGACAAAAGACAGCGGCACGGCGACGAGTAAAGAGCTGAATACACAGCTGAAAACCGCCCTGCAAGCGGCGGTGTCGTACCTGTCGGGTGTGAATAGGGAATACACCAAAACCGAGCTTCCGCATGCGTTTGAGGAGGGCAGGAAAGGCGTCCCGAAGTCTCCCGCGATGAGTATGAAAGAAGCGGCGGCAATTCTTAAAAAGCAAGGTTATCGGTATGCGGGCAACGCATTTTCACGGGATACGTATATAGAACTCCAAAGCGCGGTAAAAAGCGCGGGAAACGGGTTTCTGTCGCGCGTGAACAAGACAATCGAGGATTTACGCAAGGAAGGGAAAGACAGCGTTTACAACGTGCAGGAAGCCGTTAAAAAGGATTTGGAAGAAAACGGGCTTCTGACGGTAAAGTACGCCAACGGAGCGAAACAGCCGCTTTCGGCGTATGCGGCGATGGCGGCAAGGTCCGCGCGGATAGAGAGCGTCAACCTCGGCGCGATCGGCAGGGCTTTGCAGGAGGGGACCGATTATGTAAAAATGACGACGATGCCGCAGTGCTGTAAATATTGCGGCGCATATCAGGGAAAGGTGTATTGTATCTCGGGCAAAGACAAACGTTTCCCCGCTTTGTTTAAGACGGTGCTCAAAAGCGGTTATGCGTTGCCGCACCCGAATTGCAGGCACGAGTTTATTCCGTGGTTTTTCGAAACGGAAGCGCCCGAGGACGTGGAAAAGGCGATAAAGGACAGTCGGATACGATATAACGCGGACGGGAGCTTGAAAGACGTGCGGTATCAGAAAGACATAGAAGGGTACGCGGCGTGGCAGGCGGGGAACAGACAGCTGAACGCGGAGTTGCTCGAGTATCAGAAAATGCAAGCGCACTATAAAGGCCGGGAAGATATACCGTATAAAAGCCTGGCAAGTTTCCGACGGGCGCGGCGCGCAGACGAATTGTCGCCGGCGTATAAAGCTTGGAGAAACCGAAAGAAAGACGAAAACACCCTTAATCGGTGGAAGGAAGTGAAAAACTTCAAAAATGCGCCTCAAACGCTTGAAGAATTACAACAAATCAAGTATAATAAAAATACGGAAGCTTGGGAGCGGTTAAAGCGCGAGCGGACGACCATTGCAAAAATAGACGATAAACCTTGGACGGACACTTTCAGAGAAAAGGCCATAAACGCTTATTATGATTTTCGTGAAAAGGGAATTGAAATTACCGACCACGGCGTAGCCCGATTTTTACAGCGCGGATTTTCTGTTGACGAAATCGCGGAAATTGACGGAAAGTCGTTCAATTATACGCAGGACGACGGAAAATTTATTAAGTATCATAACGGCGTTGCGGTCGTCTATACGAGCGATAAAAAAGAGGTTGTGTCTATGATAAGAAAAACGCAACCTAAAGGAGAATGGCATGAAATCAAAAATTGAAACTGCGTTTGAAATGTTTGAACGATTGTTTGACGGTAAATATGATCCGTTGCAATTTTCTTGTGATATGGAGCAATATCTATATGATAATTATCAAGAAATGTTATCTGAAGATAAGGAAACTACAGTTTATTTGAATGACGACGTGGCCGATATTTGTTCGGAGGGAGAGCCTGGATTTGATCCAACGCATATGATAAACTGCTTAAAAATTCGATATGAGGAAGCAAAACGAATATATAATAAAAAACAATAACAACTAAAAGCATTTTGCAATTGACTGCAAAGTGCTTTTTTCATACAAAAAATACAAGGAGGTGGAAGATCATGGATTTCAGAAAAGTATCTGACGGAGACGGAATGAAAGAAATTTCTTACGACGAGCTTAAGGAAGCCGCAAGGCCGTTGATGGAGCTTTTGCGAAAGAAAGGCAATATGGAAATGTCGGCTTTTGTAACTGATGAAACCGTAGTTATTATGGAATCACTCGTCGGGACGTCTATCGAATACAACGACTGATCAAACAAAATTCAATAACAAGGGACAACGCTTTTAGGGCGCTGTCCTTTTTTATACCACTCGGCAGGCGATGAGCCGTAAAACACACGCACACATAAAAAATCTATCGTGGGCACGCACAACACGAAAAAAGGCGTAAAGGAGCTTTTATGAAACGAGAGGAACTGAAGGCATTGGGACTGACGGACGAACAAATCAACGGGGTTATGGAAAACTACGGGAAATCCGTCAAGGAGCTGCAGGACGGTCTGACGACGGCGCAAAGCGCGTCGGAAAGCGCAAAAGCGGAGCTGAAGAAGTATCAAAAGGGCGGGGAGAATTACATAGATACCGCCGAACTCGAACGACTGAAAACGTTTGAAAAGGATACTTTGACGAAAGAGACGAACGCGAAAAAGACGGCGGCATTGACCAAGCTTTACAAAAGTGCAAACGCGGCGGACAGCGTCGCAAAACTGCTGATTTCGGGGCAGGACCTTGAAAAGCTCGAACTTGACGACAAGGGCGAGTTGAAAAACGGGACGGAGCTTTTGAAAAAGGCAAAGGCCGATTACGCGGATTTATTCGGCGGAAGCGGGAACACGGGAGTGCCGCAGGCAAATCCCGACGCGGGCGGCAACGCGGGAAATAAAACGCCGCAGACAGTCTATTAAAAAATAAAATTTAAGGAGCAAAACTATTATGGCTATGACAGACGCATTGAGCATTTATCTTGAAAACGGAACCACCAAGGCATACTTGAAAAACGTACTCGCGGGTATCTTCGAAAACTATCAGAAAGAGGCGCTTTCGGCGCGGTTCAAATCCAAAAACGCAAACCTGAACAGAGCGGCGGGGTCTTATGAGTTTAAGCGATTCGCCAATTCGACGGTGAGGGACTACGGAACAGCGCGGACGGCGGGCAAGGGCGATAAAATCATCGCGCCGCCCATTACCGTCAACCTCGACAAGAACAAGGAAATCGTGGAGGAAGTCAACTTCTTCGACGCGGACGGGAGCTTTACGGACGAAGGCTTTAAGGCGATGGTGGAGCGCAGAAAGACGAACTTCGAGCTTTCCGTCACCGACTTTCTCGACCTGGACTTTTTCTCCGTGGCGAAAGCGGGCGGAACGGCGGCGACCGCCTTAGGCGTAACCGACCTCGATTCGACAAAATCTTTCAAGCGCCAGATCGAAACGCTGATCGGGAAGTTTGAAAAGACGGGCAAAAACGGCACGGAAAATAAATACGTGCGCGGCATCGACAGGCGGTATATGGCGCTTATTCTCGATTCCTCGCTGTACGGGCTGGTAAAGGACGAGCTTAACGACTGCCGCAACTTCTCGCAGATGATTTCCGACGAGAAATTCACGGGGATCAACGGCGTGGCGTGTTTCTCGTCCGTCAACCTTCCCGACGGCGTGGATTATGAACTGATGACGATGGATTCGATCGCGCAGCCCGTGCTTCCCAGTGGATTCGAGTTCGAGAAAATTCCGCTGTCGATCGAGTACGCGATGGAAATGTTTTTCCGTTACGGCTCGAAGGTACTCGCGCCCGAATTGGTTCTGCACGGCAAGCTTGCCGCAGACGCGGCATGACGGAAAACGTCGATACGTATGTAACGACGACGGAGGCCGACCAAATCATTTCCGAAACGTACCCGCCCGCCTCGCCGCTTTCGGTGAGCTGGGTGGTACTGACGGAAACGGAAAAAGAACGCTTCCTCGCCGTCGCGCTGGAACGTATGGAAAATCTCGCGTATAAGGGTGACAGGGCGTATTATTTTCAGTCTCTGCAATTCCCCCGTATCGCGAGAGGCATTCCCGCGAACTTCCACGACGCGCCCATAGAGGTCAAACGGGCGCAGGCCGTGTGGGCGTCGGAGATCGTGCGGGAAGAATTATACGTCAAGCGCAGAAACGCCGATGCGTGTTTGGCGCTCGGCATCATCACAAAAGACAATTCGGGCGAACTGCCCGTGGGCAGTGTTCCGCCCCCGCCCGCGCGGGTAAAGGAGCTTCTGCACCGCTGGCTGACGTCCTGGAGGAGGATTTGACATGGGTATATTTTCTTATCCCGTAACGGTCGCTTACGACGAACTGAAAACGGAATGCGGCATAGACCTGATACAGGAGATCGGCAAGGAAAAAGAACGCTCGTTTATGAACGGCATCAACCGCGCGGTTTACGACGGGTGTATCTATCTCACGGGCGCGTCGGACTTAAAAGACCGTATCATACAGGCAAATCCCGACTGCGCGACGGCGATCAAGCGCGCGTTGCTCATTCAGGCGATCTATATGCTGGAATCGGGCGACGTGGGAACGGAGAGCGGTATCACGATTACGGCGGACGGGCAAAAGGCCGTGGTGTCGCGTACGGAGCTTCGGAGCAAGACGATATGTTCCGCTGCGGTGGACGCGTTGAAAGCATGCCCCGTGCCGATTTTGTACGCAGGGGAGGGAATATAAATGCCGTTACACGCAAAAGCGGATTTTGTCTGTACGTTGATCGACAAAAACGACAAAGAGCTATTGAAATTTAAGGCTGCCGCCGCGTCCGATCTGATCCTTTCGGCAAATTATGAAGGCGGAGGGATCGCCTCGGGCGGGCAGGCGCTGACCGTATCCACCGAACGGGAATTTAACTATCAGGCGTTTGCGCACAGGGTGATTGCTTTGGGGCGGACGTTTGCCGTAAATTCGGTGCAGGTCTCGTTCCGCAAGCCTTTGGGCGCGGGCGGGCGCATGAAAAAAATATATATTCTGGAGCTGCAATGACATGAAAATCACGGCGGAAACGTTAAGAGAACATTTATTGGAGTTTGCGCAGAAAAACGCGCCCGTGAGAAAGATCAACGATAAAAACCCCAAGCGTCCGCGCAAGCGGGCCGTGGGAAAAAAGGGCACGAATATGTATTCGCCGTACCCCGGCAATCTCAGGGATAACGGTATCTATGCAATCGAAAACGGCATACGTTTCGATTACGATAAAGTCGGATATATCGGCTATGCAAACAAATACAGCCATAAACCGCGGTATATAGAAAAGACGGTGGACGATTTCTGTCAATACTGCGTGAGTTTAGGCGGGAGGATAATAAGAAGATGATCGATTTACAGTATTTGGCGACGGCGATCAACCGTATCGTCGGGGCAAATGATTTTGCGGTGTTTCTCAATACAAACGTCGCGCCCGGAGAGGACGGACGCACGGCGGTTACGTTGTCGGCGACGCGGGTGCCGTTCGGGTTTACGACGGAGGAAATCGACGCGGAGAGCCTGAATATAACGCTCACCTTCGACTTATCCGCAAGCAACGTTTCCGCGCGCGACAAGGCGCTTTTCGTCATTAAAAACACCCTGCTCGGCTGGCGGTCGTTTACCGTGGAACAGCCCGAAGGGGATACGTATGCGGTGGAGTGTTTCCTGGAGCAACAGGCCCCCGCAAGTCCGTATGTGGACAGCGGCGGGATTACCCAGCAGATCGTCGTATCGGGGAACGTATTGATTACAAACGTCGAGTGCGGCGCGGTGGTGGGGAATAACGTCGGGGTATATATCGACGACGTGAAACTTCTGAAAGCCCAGCGCGGCGGGGGTATGCAGGGCGCGGGAGAAAATAACCTGCTCTTGTCCGACGGCGGAACTTTGCCGCAAAACCAAATTGTTTCCCGCACGCACACCACACAGCTGAATTGTATCTATACAGGCAAGGCGATAGAAAACGAGTTCCTGAAAATCGCGGAGGGCTGCGCGCAGGACGTCAATAAGATTTATACCTATCGGATAGAATATCCCGCGTTTACGATAAGCGTGCCCGTTAAAATCCAGGCCGTGAGCGTTACCGACGGGGCGGGCGTGTTTCTGCAATATACGCTGACGTTACAGACGGCGGGGGAGGCGGCAAGCAGTGAGTAATATTCCCACGCAAGGAACGATGAATATCGTCATTCAAATGCCCGGCGAGACGGGCGGAAGCAATACGGCGGGCGGAAACTCGCCCAATCCCGCAGACCCGCAACAGGAAGGCGGGCTTTCGGCAAACCCCGTTCAGGCCGAGGACAAGAACAAACAGACGAAGCTGGCTACGGCCATACAGGCGGCCAAGACGATAGGCACCCAGGCATTGAACGCGGCCGTGTCGAATATCGGGCTGGCGACGGGGAATATGTACGCGCAACAGCGCGCGGAAGCGGCTTTGTCCGCCGTCAGTACGGTGACGGGGCTGGCGGTCGCCGCCGTCAATCCCGTTACGTTCGGCGTGGCTGTCGCGGGTATGGCAATCAGCGCGGGAAGTCAGATTTACAAAGAATACAAACAACGCGAATACGACAACTACGTCGCGGCGCAGAACGCGCGGCGGGCGGGGTTTACGGAGAACAGACGATGAAGATAGAATTTGATACGAACGAAGGAAATATGGGAACAAGTTATCCCGTATCAAACCGAGTAACGGCGGATTTCCGTCTCGACGAACAACTCGACACGGGCAGCGTCGTGATAATCACGGACAGCGCGGAACCGATTCCGCCCATGACCCCGTCGCGATTGACGTTTTCCGACGACGAAGCCGTTACCGCCGAAAATTTTCTGTGGTTTTCCGCTTATTGTTTCGATACGGTCGAGATCAGAGGACAAGGCTATTACGCCCATAATCTTACGCTGGTGGAACCTACAAGGCTGTTGATGGGTATTCCTATCGAAGGCATGAAAGTGACCCAGCCGCAGGACGGGACGGCCAAGGACAGTTTATATACCGTAGCGGAACGGCTGTTGAGAGTTTGCAGATTGACAAAGGGCGGAACGCCGCAAAAGATTTGGCTTACGGACGACGAAGAGACGGTGGCGTTATTGCAAAATACCGATTCGCCCGAGTTTTCATGGGAGGCAGAAACCCAGCTTTGGGAATGTCTCAAAGATATCGGAAGCGTAATCAACTGCATGCCGCGTTTGACGGTAGAGCATTCTACCGCGTCTTTTACGTTTGATACGATAGTTTTCGATAAAATCAACGACGTGACCGAGGAAAGGGAATTGTAACAGAAAAGCCGTACCCCGAAAGGTACGGCTTCTCTACAAAATTTAGTTGGTAGGGTAAATTGTTTTTATATTAAGCAATAAAATAAATTATAAGGTCAATGGTATAAATTGTCAAGTTAAAAGCAAGATACACATGTAATAAATTTGTAAAATGTTGGAGAACCTCTTGACTACATGTAAATATTATGGTATAATAAGGCCATAAAAAGCACATACAATAAAAGGAGGGCGAAAACTATGATACAAGCGTTACCGAAAATCATTCCTGTGAACGAGTTAAAAAACACCTCGCAGGTCATGAAAACCTGTCAGGAAAGCGAGGTTCCCGTCGTGGTTACAAAGAACGGATACGGAGAAATGGTGTTGATGAGCATTAAACTGTATGAAGAAATGTTCGCAAAGGCGCAAACGGCGGCTCTTATCAATTCTGCCTTGGACGAGATCGACGCGGGGGCGAAACCCGAAAGCGGTGAAGAGTTTTTCGGGAGGATGAAAGAGAAGTATGCCGAATAAGTACGTGTTGAACATTTATCCGCAAGCTGCGCGGGATATGGAAAGCATATTCGAGTATATCGCTATTACGCTGTGCAATCCTACAGCTGCGGCAAAACAAGTGCGTGATTTCGAAAAGGCTTTGAATATCGTATGCTCCCAGCCTGAAAGCTGTGCGTTAATCCAAAACGAGTATGTGAAAGACAGGACTTTGAGAAAGCTGATCGTAAATAATTACATAGTGTTTTATCGGGCAGATAAGAACAGAGAAGAAATTCAAGTTGTTCGTGCGTTATACGGCATGATGGACTATGAAAAGTTGCTGTAAGTTTCTCCCAAAACCCAAAGGACGCTCCGTCGCGGAACGTCCTTTTTCTTTGGAGGGAATATGAAATTTGATAGTAGTTAATGACAGCGGTTAGCTGTCTTTTTTGTCGGAATTTTTAAGCTCGGAAACTTGTTTTTCAAGTTTTTCTACTTTTTCGGTTAAGGAATTTAGAGTCAAAAGTAGAGTAAAAGCAAAAACTGCAGTAATAATTAATGTCACCCCATAAGCCCATTGGCTGGAAACACATGCTATTATTCCGCCGATTAAGGAAAGAATACTACAAATCCCACCAAAAATATAAAAAAACATAATTCACCTCATTTTTTTAATTAAAGTATAACAGGAGTACACAAATATGTCAACTAAAATAAAATACGATTCCTTTGGAAACTCTATCGACGGCACAGACTATTGCACTGGAGTAGAAACATTTGCGCAAAATTTAATTGAAGACAATGAAAGCGATGCTACTATGACGTTTCCCTCTGCGAATGGTTGGATTTCGCCAAGAAGTGAAACTTATAAACTTGAAGATGTAAACGCGCAAATAATATTACCGAAAAATATTTATAATCAGCCTAATGTTAAAATTTCGGTTTCTTATGGCAACGCAAAAAAAGATTTAATAGAATTCTATGATAGGGCGGAAAATAGAACGTATTATTTAATGTATGCGATAGACAAAACAGGAAAGGAACAAAATTATATTGATATTTCTGATTTTGTCGTGTCTGATACTATTCATGGTACTTTAACCATGCCTAAAACGTCGGAACAAGCATGTGCGGCTATACCCAATAAGGGAAATACTCTTATTTATCGTGAAAATAAAATACAAATTTATAGTAAAGATTATAGTATTTGGACAACAACCTCGGAAAATTCAAGAAATTGGCAAATAGCTATTGAATCTGCGATAAGGTATAAATATCAATCTTTTATTGTGAAAGATAATAGAGAAAATATTTCAACAATACAAAATGTAGATAATCTTATAAATATTTATTTTGTTTCAGTTTTAACAAATAATCCATATGATCTACAATTCCGCGTCGAGTATATCCCGATGTCCTCCGACATCAAGATACGAGCGCGGAAGTCTGCGAAACAGAATGCAGATTATATCCAGCCTATCAATCAGCGAGCGGAGATAAACAGCGCGTCGGCACTCGGCAAGTTTCTTTACAACACGGCGCAAAAAATGGGCACGGAACAAATTACGCTCGTAAAATGGTACACGAAAATAGCGGATATACCGCCGCTCGGGTGTCGAGTACGGCATAACGGCGAACACTATATTCTCACGGCGAACAGTCTCGAAATGACGAACTGCGTGCAGGTGAAAGTGACGCATACGCTCTCGAAGAATTGGTCGAATAAGTCTCAATACGTATCGGTGGATCAGAAGTATCGAAACTATAAAATCCCCGCGGATATACTATGGCGGAACATGCATTGGGAGGATTACATAGAGGTCACGACGGACGGAGTTGTGCAAAACGCGGAAGCGGGCGACCTGACAATGAGCGTGATTGAAGGCTCGACGACAAAGCGGGCGATTATACCGAGAATATTTCTGTGTGATAAAACAGACGACGTTACGATAACGTCGTTTTTCTTATATAGGGCGAACCGAGAAAGCTACGACAAAGGCGTTACCGTACCGTGTACGACAATGGGCATAGCCAACAGCATGGTGTTCTCCGCGAGCATGAAAGACAATCTCTCGGCGGGACTGCGCGTAAATGCGGACAACAGTCAATATTGCGAAGAGGTTTTTTATTGCTACGATAACGGGAAGCTCGATTACGCGCGGTTTGTCTTGTCGGGCGGAGTAAATATTACCGACGAGGGCGCATATCCTCAATCGGCGTTGGGAGAAAATCAGCCTACGGACAAAGTATTCGACGAGATATTCTACGTCTCCAAAGACCCCGGAGAAGCGTTGAAATTTACCTATCAATGTCATTGGATCAGCGACGAGGCGGACGTAGTAATCGGGAGCAAGCTTGCGGAAAATCACCCGCTCGTGAAGAAGTGGACGGAAAATCGAAAGTTCCGTTTTTGGTTTTTGAAAAAGCCGTTAAGACAAGGCGAGGACAAATTGCTCGCAGACGAAACGCGAAACGTCTTGATAACGACGGACGAACAAAGAAAGGGTTATTTCGGCATGCAAGACTTGATTTCGGATACACAAAAGGCGTTTAAGTTAACGCTGGCGCAGGGCGGTGTCAGTCTGCTGAACGGTTCGGATATTAAAGCCTGGGCGATTACGGATGAGAACAATAATTTGTATATCGGTTGTAACGATAAAAGTAAAACGACATTATATTTTACGCATATCCACGAACGGAAATAGGAGGTATTCATGAAAATCAAACTGAAGAATAATAAATCAATCACGTTTTTGGACGGCACAGGCGAGATCAATACGAACGACGTCATGCGTCAGTTGATGGAAGTAGAGTTGGAAACACCGCTTGCCACGGGTGAAAGTTTATGGATTGTGTATGCGGCAAGTGAGTTTGCATACACGGGGGAGATACTCTTTCAGGAAGATGTAAGCGGTTATAAAATGCTGATTCCCGAGGAAGTGCTGAAGATGTCCGGTGAGTGGAGTATGCAATTATTTGTGAGGTTGTATTCGACGACAGATCCGACAAAGTATATCACGCAGTTTTCGTCCGATATTGCGTCGTTTACGGTGCAGGACGGACTGCCCACAGAAAACGGCTTATCTGTAAATAGTGCGACGGTGGGAAATCTTTGGAACGAAGCAAAGAAAAACGCGGCCTCCGCTTTGAATAGTGCCGAACGAGCAGAGGAGGCGTATGATCGGCTGATAAACGTTGATCTACCGAATAAGTACGTGACTGTTGATACCAATCAGACAATTTCAGGAAACAAAACGCATACAGGAATAAATACATTTAATGGGTTTACTTCTATTAATGGTGTCGGCATAGACGCGGACGCTATAGTGAAAGGTAGCGATCGTTTCAAATACCCTGTAAAATCTGGAACACTTGCTTTGACATCAGATATACCCGAGAACATAGTTACGACAGACACCGATCAGACGATAGACGGGACAAAAGCCTTTACGTCGCCTATAACCGTTGGCGGGCAAACGTGGCATACCGTCTATATGAAAGACTCTTTCGTCTATACCGTGGACGGGAATAATTATGAGGTGACTTACCCCGAGAAAAGCGGTACTATGGCGTTAAAAAGCGACATACCAACGGACTATGTAACACAGAAAGAATTTGAAGACGTTAAGCGTGATATCTCGGATATCTACACGATTATAGGCGAGACGGTTTATCTTTTACAGCCGTTGACGCAGGCCTATACATCGAGAGAGACAGCCGCGGGAACGGAGATCATAGACGGAGCGTTGACAACCGTGCAGACGATCGAGGGAAGCACGGTCAAGACGACGAATTTAATCCCGTACCCATATGTCGAAACGACGAAAACTGTAAACGGGGTTACGTTTACCGATAACGGCGACGGGAGTATAACGGTAAATGGAACGGCCACGGCATCGGCAACCTTTGTTATCAGATCCGAAAAATCTCCGCTCGTTTTTAACCCTGGAAAAAATTATTATTTGAGAGGTTGCCCATCAGGCGGAAGCTCTGAGTCGGGCGCTTTGTATGCGTTGATTATTCAAACGATAGATTACGCTAATTCTTTTTTCGATTATGGAAACGGAAAAATGTTTATACCACAGAATATGGGTTATTATGCTTATATTGCAGTTTACACTGGAGCTTCCGTAAACAATCTTGTTTTCCGTCCCATAATCAACGAAGGCACGACCGCACTTCCCTATCAGCTGTATTTCAAAGGGTTGAAAAATGCGAGCTTTGAAAAGATCGTGAGCACGGGGAAGAACCTTTGCGGTGGAGATAATGTTCTAAAAAATAAGGTTATAGCTAACGCAGAGACGGGAAATATTATCAACAGCAATAGTTATGATACATTATTCATTCCTGTTAAAATCGGAGAAAACTATCGTCTAACGGGATTCGTTGGTGATAACGGTCGATCGCTTCGGTATGTAATCTACGACCAATTTATGAACGTTATCTATTATTACGACAGTGCCGAAAAAACAGTCACAATCCCCGAGAGCGGCGCATATTTAGGCTGTTCGTATTACAATCAAAACGCCGAAGTGATGTGCGAACGAGGCACGACCGCCACCGCTTACGAGCCATACAAGCAGTCCGTTCTTTCTCTTCCTTCGCCTGTCGAAAATCCCGCGTATAATACCCTGGACTTTCAGACGGGAAAGAACGTGTCGCAGGGCGCGACGAAAGTGTTTGACGGGACGGAAGGTTGGAGCGTGAATACAACTTATACGGCGTTTTCGTGCGATCTTCCTGTGAAGGGAATAGCGTTTACTTCGGTATGTTCGCGCTATGACGGAGAAAATGTAAAATCGTGGTCTGCTTTGAAAGATTTTGAAGCTCAAAACGGAGAGCTTGTGCTTTTAGTCAAAGATAGTAGATACACGACCGTTGCTGAATGGAAAGCCTATCTCGCCGCACAATATGCCGCAGGCGATCCTTTGATCGTACGCTACAAAACCGTCACAGCAACCGAAACCGACTTAAACGCTGATTACGACAACTATCAGGCATGGAACGGCGGAAGTGAAACAGTCGTCCAAGGCGACACAGACAACAGCGAGTACGGCGCGGAGAACACCGTTTCGCAGGAATATCCCGTAAAAGGAGGAGGCACTATATGACAAAACCCATATTTGGTAAACCCAAAGCGTTGCCGTTATCTAAAGCGGCTTGCGTAAAAGGCACCGGCGAGGAGCTTAATCATCTTCGCTTTCTGCGTAAGCCCTTACTGAAGGCCTTTGACGTCTATAAATCAAACGTCTATTACGGGGTGGTGAAAGAGACGGATGAACGGCATGTCGCTGTATTGGCGTGGTATCGCGATTTGTGCGATTTGAAAGCGGAAGCGGTCGAAAATATCCCCGACGAAATTATGAGGTATCTGAAATGAAACGAACAATTACATTAACGGGCAGGACGGGGCGGTTAGACGTTCCGTCCTTTACTTTAGCCGAAAACGAGACACTGACGGTGACGTTTAATATCGTCAATGAAATACGCGTCGGGCGTTATATCGTCGTAGTACGGCATGGCTCCGCGCTGAAAAAGACCTTTGCGTTATCTTCGGATAATTCTATCGATTTATCGGCGGAATGGCTGACTGCCGGCGGGACGGAGCCCGTCGAGTTCTCGCTTGCCCTATATAACGCCGCAGGAACGCTGAAGCTCAAGGACGATTATTGTATCGAGCCGTTAATAGTCACCGCGCAGGACGGTAACTGGACGGCAACAGCGGAGCTGCAAAAGCTGGAAACGGAAATCACGGAACTAAAACAAACAGTTTCGGCGCTGTCGGCAGGCTATGAAACATTACGGGCAACAGTAGCGGGGCTTCCCGCTATGATCGAACAGTCAAAGAAAGAGGCGGTGATCGAAGCCGCAGGCGGCGACCCGATGGGCGCGTAAAGGAGGATAGTATGTTAAATTTATTGATATCGTTGCAGGAAATATTCGATTCCGCGGAAACGTGGGTAACGGCGTTGATCGCGATGATCGGCGCTACGGGGATCGGAAGCGCCATTACGGGCATTATCACACATGCCATCAGCAAACGCATGGCCAAGCGCGACGCGAACGTTGACGCGGTGGCGGAGCTGGCTGCGGAAAAGGCGGCTAATAAGGTCGTCAAGAAGATCGTCGGGAAGTCCATTAATGTGGACGTGTCCGCCGAAGTCAATAAAACGCTGGATAAACGCTTGAACGTTATCGAGACGCATGTCATGGACACGCATACGACCTCGCGGAACATTGAGATCGGCGTGGCTGGTATCGCTTTGGCACAGTCTAAATCCCGACTTTTGAGCGAGGAGGAAAAAGCGGCTATGCAGTTGAGTGCAAGACAGCTTCTCAACCATGCGGAGAACGGCGGCAAGGGGATTGTGGAACCCGCAAAAATCGAGATTGCACCGACAGAGGAAGAAACCGACGTTCCCGAAACTCCGCCCGAGAAATCGGAGACGGCCGAGAAGAACGCTTCGCTGGTGTCCTTTGACGGGCTCGGAGGCAAGGCATGAAATGGACGTTCAAACGGTTTATTTTCGTCGTTTTGGAGCTGATCTTCACGGCGGTCGTGCCGCTTGTGATTGTGTATCTCGGTTACGGCGGTTGGGGAGTAAAGGCAAAGAGATTTAAGATCTATTTCGGGGTCGTTGTGGCGGCAGTGGTGGTATTTTTAATTGTCAAGCGCGTGTTTATCAATCCCTGGCTGGAGAAACAGCGGATCAAGGCGGGAAGCCTGGAAGCGCAGATCGAGACCGAGAACGACGCGGGGAAGATACTCAATATCGAGGAAGCCCTGCGCCGTGCGCGGGTCACCGAAACCGTCCTCAACTGGGTATTGCCGCTGGCGTTTTTGGTTGTAGCGTTTCTCGCCTGCAGGGCGTTGGAAAAGTCTATAGTCACTTTTACAGGCATTATCGGGTTTATCGGGCTGTCAGAGTCCATCGGATTTGTGTTCGCTATCCTGGAAAGCATGTGTGTTAAGTCACGGCATCGGCCGAAGAAAGAAAAGAAACGGAGGCGTAGGGAATGA